GAGTATATTCGTATAACAGAAACACCATCGAATACGATAATGGATCACGCATACAAGCAACTACCACAACTGAAAACACAGGTCGTGGCAAATCTCTTTCGCTAATATACTGCGACGAGTTTGCATTCGTACAACCACCAGAGAAAGCCAAAGAGTTCTGGACAGCATTATCACCAACATTAGCCACAGGTGGTAAAGCTATTATTACATCAACACCTAACTCAGACGAAGATCAATTCGCCATGATTTGGTTAGAAGCCAACAAGCGATTTGACGACTTTGGCAATGAAACTAAATTAGGTGTCAACGGTTTCTTCCCCTTCTTTGCACCGTGGCAAGAACACCCAGACCGTGACGACGAGTGGGCTAGATTAGAACGTGCTAAGATTGGCGAAGAACGATTCCGTAGAGAGTTTGAATGCGAGTTCTTGATCTATGACGAAACTCTAATCAACTCTGTGAAGTTAGTTGAACTTGCAGGATCGGACCCTATGATGAACATGGGGCAGACTCGTTGGTATAAAGAAATAAATCCCAGAGCCACATATCTAATAGCTCTAGACCCTAGCTTGGGCACAGGTGGAGACTACGGGGCTATACAGGTCTATGAAATGCCTGAAATGGTGCAGGTAGCAGAATGGCATCACAATACCACTCCTGTGCAGCAACAGGTCAGAGTGTTGAGAGAAATACTAAAATACATCTATGAAAGAGGTGAAGAACAGGGCGGTGCACCTATTATGTATTACAGTGTTGAAAACAATACCATAGGTGAATCTGCCCTAATAGTGATCAACGACATAGGTGAAGAAAACTTTCATGGATTGTTCCTTTCAGAGCCCATCCGCAAAGGACACATTCGCAAGTTCCGTAAAGGATTCAACACCACACATAGAAGTAAAATATCTGCTTGCAGCCAGCTAAAGAACATGATTGAAAATCATAAAATGACCATCCACAGCAAGCCCTTGATATCCGAGCTGAAAACATACATTGCTTCGGGACTAGGCTTTAAAGCCAAGAGCGGGGAACACGACGATCTAGTCAGTTCAACACTGCTGATCATGCGCATGGCAGATGTGTTAGCAGACTGGGATCCACAGATCTACGACAAAATGACGGAAAAAATCACTGATGAATCTATGCCTATGCCGATCTTTGTAAGCATGGGCCTTTGATAAATATACTTATGGACGCAACAAACAACATCGCCACAGATTTATTCTACAAAGTACGTAGCCGCTTCTCCGGCCTAAAACTAGGTGCAGGTTCAGGGGAGATCACTATCAATCCAGAGCAAGCTAGGTTCTTTGATTTTGACTACACAGAAGGTCAAAATCCTATAGGACATGTCAGTATCAGCCTTGCAGAACCCAACTCTATGAAAGTGTATTTTTCTAATGGAATTACAGAAGGCATGGATGACGGGCAAAAAACAAACTGGTACGGCTTTTTGAAAGAACTGCGTCAATTTGCCAAACGAAGATTATTAAGTTTTGACACACGTGATATTGCTAAAGATAATTTAGATAAACGAGATTACGAGTTCCTAAGTCAAAATGCACAACCTAAACCACAGACAAATATGATACAGAAATCAGTCGGAGAAAGCCTAATGAGTGAAAGCACAATGTACGGTAGCAAAACAATGAGCTACCAAAAATTAATGGACACACGTCTAATTATTAAACACAGCCATGCAGTGATGGATGACACACAACCAGGTGCCAGAACTAGAAATATTAATGCCCTGTTTGTAGAGAATCAAGACGGTGAAAGATTTAAGTATCCTTTCATTCACTTAGCTGGTGCTAGAGCCATGCAGCGTCACGTGGCCAACGGCGGCTTACCTTACGACGATCTAGGCAAGAGTATTACACAGATGAGCGAAGAGATTGCACAACTTAAGAGTTTCGGCAACTACGTAGTACGCAACGACCTAATGAACTCAGACACTAACTCTGTGGTCGAAAGAAGCACAGAGTATCTAAATCATCTCAGAGAACAGATCAAGGCATTGAGCAAACAAAGCCATTACGAGGCATACAAAGAATCATTCCAAGCCTACGACAGCGAAGAAATTCCACAAGATGTAGTAGAAGATTTCAAACAAAAATTCACGGTCAGATCATTCAAAGAAGATATCGCAACTGTGTTTCCGGTCTTATACAGACTGATGAAAGAAGGAAGCACCATAGGCTATGACGACATAGTCGCTATGACACAAGAAGAAATCAACAACGAAGACCTAACGGTTGAAACAGAAGACAACGATCCATTTGCTCAATTTGAAAATTGGGTCATGGGCCTAGGCGAAGATAGTGCAGTGACCAGCGAAGATCCCGACGAACAGGCAGCAGCATTACAGGAACTACAAGAACTTGTAGGCCAGCATTTTCCAGCAGGCGTTGACGGAACTAACGCTATCGAGAGTCTCAAAGGCTTAATTGAAGATCCAGAATTGTACAAACGAATTAAAGAACAAGCAGCACAAGATCCGGATGCATGTGTACGACCATTGATTAACGATTGGTTAGAATTTAATGCACCCGAAGCACTAGAACAGTTAGATTTTGGCGACATGGTGGATGACCCGGAAGCAGCCCAAGGAGGTGACCAAACTGCCCCGGAAGCGGAACCAGCACCAGTTGATCCAGCAGCAGCGGCTGTACCTGCAGAAGAACCAGTACCGCAAGAGGCTGTGGATCCCGACAATCCTAGGGACTACGAAAGACCAGCGATTGATCGTAAGAAGTCAGGCGAGCCACCGTTGACCATGAAAGATGTAGAATACAAAGACGACAAGCCCAAACGTGATTTCGAAAAGAGAAAGCAGAGGCTCAACACCGAAGAATTAGCAGAGTTTATCACATCATTTTATGATCGTGACACCGGCACATTCCCCAAAGGCCCAGAAGGCGTTGCTATCATGGTAGGTAAGAAATTTGGTGAACAGGCAGAATCAGTGGCTCGTAGATTTGTAGAAAGAATGGCACCGAACCAGACAACTGATCAAAATCCAGAGTTGTCACGTATTAGAGAATTGTCAGGCATTAGCCAAGGCATTGGAATGTAACAGTTTCGTCGCAGTTAGATCGGGCACTTCGGTGCCCTTTCTTTTGGCTAAATGAAATCAAACTTTTGTGTAAACGTTTAGTCCTACTAAAGCGTTATATATATACGTAGGGAATATTCTTTACGTAAAACAACCTAAAGGAAACTTTAAAATGAAATCCATCGCAATCGTAGTAGCATCATTGTTCGCAGTATCGGCATTTGCACAAGCACCTGCAAAGAAAGAAGAAGCCAAGCCAGCAGCGCCAGCTGCTACAGCAAGTGCTCCAGCACCAGCTAAGGTAGAGGCTAAGAAGGACGAAAAGAAGCCTGCAAAAAGCGAACCTGCTAAGAAAGAGCCAGCTAAAGCAGACGCAAAAGCCGCTACTCCAGCGAAGTAATTTCGGATTAGATGGCAGTGATCTCATCTTAGATGATGAGATCACATTTGGCCGTAATCGGCGAGCAGCAGAGTTCGGTAAGGTAGTTGAAGATGAGTTATCGGACTATGTAAAGTTTAGATTATGGTTAGCAAGGCAATTAGCAATGGCAAAGTATAAGGAAAAGTGGGCATGACCCGCTTTTTCTTTTGGTAAAATGAATCAAAAAAATAGCAGATAATCATTGACCTTGATAAATAAAAAGCGCATAATAAAACATGTGCATAAGGCATATAAAACATTTTAGGCATAACATAGGAGGCATTTAAAATGGCGTCACTCGCAGAAATCCGTGCTAAACTTCAAGAAGCACAATCAAAGTCCACAGGACAATCCACCGGCGGTGGAGACAACGCAATTTACCCACATTGGAACATGCAAGAAGGCAAAGAAGCTGTCGTACGTTTCTTACCTGATGGCAATCCCAACAACACATTCTTCTGGGTAGAACGTGCAATGATCAAATTGCCGTTTGCAGGTATCAAAGGTGAAACAGACAGTAGGTCAGTACAAGTACAAGTTCCTTGTGTGGAAATGTACAACGACGGCACAGTTTGCCCAATCCTTTCAGAAGTTCGTGGTTGGTTCAAAGACAAGAGTCTTGAAGAAATGGGTCGTAAGTATTGGAAAAAGCGTTCATACATTTTCCAAGGCTTTGTGGTTGAAGATCCACTCAAGGAAGATAAACTTCCAGACAATCCTATCCGTAGATTTATTATCGGTCCCCAGATTTACGCTATCATCCGTTCAGCATTGATGGATCCGGAATTGGATGAGTTGCCAACAGACTTCTTGAAAGGTCTGGACTTCCGTATTGCTAAGACATCTAAAGGTGGCTTCGCTGACTACTCTACTTCAAAGTGGAGCCGTCGTGAGCGTTCATTGACTGATGTCGAATCAGCGGCAGTAGAAGCACATGGTCTTTTTGATCTCAGCGGATTCTTGCCAAAGAAACCCACTGATGTAGAACTCAAGGTCATGAAAGAAATGTTTGAAGCTTCCGTTGATGGTGAAGCCTATGACATGGATCGTTGGGGTCAATACTTCAAACCAGCAGGCATGAGTCAAGCCACTGGTGATCCTAATAGACCAGCAGCCGCTGCCGCCTCTGTGCCAGACGCTGATGACGAACCAGCTCCTGTAGCCAAAGCTGCTCCAGCAGTCGCTCCAGCAGCTTCAACAGAATCTGCCAGTCGTGCGCAAGACATCCTTGCCATGATTCGCAATCGTCAGAAGTAATTAGACTAAACATAGAGTGTGGGGCAACTCACACTCTATTTCTCAACAGGGCAAAAAAATAATGGCAAAAGCATTTGATATTTCTAAATTTAGAAAGTCAATCAC